TGCGGATAGAGAGTCGGAACTCAGACTCGCTAAACTAGAGGCAGAAAGACTTGCTAACCCACCTGTCCCAGAAGCTGTCCCACTGTCTATAGAAGAAAAGAGGAACTGGGGGGTTCGTCAACCGCGGACCGTGCCAGAAATGACACCAGAAATGCTGGCTATATTAAAGTCAATGCCTGAAGTAGAGAGGGAGGGGATTCCTCCACAACCAGATGAAATGCCAGGAATGCCTCTACCAAGATTTGAAGGAAACAATCCTCGTTTTAATATACCTGCACCGGGTGATCCCATTGAAACAGCACCCGATGGAGGTCCCCCTATAGAACTTATAGAACGGATGCCGCCAGAGGTTTTTCCAGATGAGCCAGAACAAACGGCACAACCGACTCAAGATCAATTTATGGAAAGATTGATGCAATTGATTCAAGCGCTTCAAGAAAGAAGCCAACCAGTTGCACAACCAGCACCACAACCAGTACAACAAATGGCACTGCCTACACCGCGACCACCTGTAGCTGCGTTTAATATGGGCAATGCAAGCGCACCAATGACAGCACCGACAATGCCACAAATGTTTAATAGCGGACCGGGGTTTTTTACTCCACAGCAAAGAGGACCTAGAATTGCACCAGGTGCTATAGCTCAACAAGGACAAGAAATGCCTAACTATAATCTAGACTTTAGTTCTTTTTTGAGAAATAGATAGAAAGTAGTGGACGGAATAAGATTAGCGGAGTATATTTTAAAAGAACTTCGAGATAGACAAGAACGAGTTTCACAACATCTGTCTAGTGGTTCAATAAAAACGATGGAAGATTATCGTTTTCTGATTGGAGAGTTAACGGCACTTCGCTCCTTTGAATCAGATTTAAAAGAAGTGTTGCAAAAAACAACTGGAGACAGTTTTGATGAGTGACCTAGCAGTCCCACAACATATATTAGCCGAACGCGAGGCTCAAAATAAAGCGCAAAAAATAGAAGAAAGCAACGGTAAAGCAACGACTCAAGATGCTTACATTGAACCAAAAGAACTGGTGCTTGATCCTTCTCTTTTAGACAGCTCCCTTTTAGAAAGAATGCCGCAACCAACAGGTTGGCGGTTATTGGTATTGCCATACAAAGGAAAAGGCATGACAGAAGGTGGCATTGTATTGCCAGATTCTGTGGTTGATAGAGAGGCTTTAGCGACAGTTGTTGCGTATGTTTTAAAACTCGGACCATTGGCCTATAAAGATTCTGGAAAATTTAACGGTGAATCTTGGTGTAAAAAAGGCGAATGGGTTTTGATTGGGAGATATGCAGGTGCTCGTTTTAGACTAGATGATGGCGCAGAAGTTAGAATTATTAATGATGATGAAGTCATTGGTACTATTTTAAACCCTGACGATATCCAGAGCTTATAAAGGAAAAAAAATGGCTGAAGCATTACCAGAAATTACCGACGAAAAGATTGAAAAGGCAGCATTGCCAGAAAACAAGAGGGCTAATGAAACAGTCTCTGAAGAATCTACTTTTATTGAACTAGAGGGGAAAGACCTAGAAGGTCTTGCTCCGATAGAAGAAGAAAAGGTTCAAGAAGACTTTGAGGTTAGCGATCATGTTAAAAAAGATGCTGAAAAAGGCGAAGATGAAGCCACTCAACGCGCTAAGTTAGCACAAAACAGAATTAACAAAGCTGTTAAACAAGCAAAAGATTTCCAAAGAAGAGAGCTACAAGCTCTTCAATATGCAAAAGAAATTGCCGAAGAAAACAAAACCCTTAAAAACCAACAAGCACAAATGTCAGAAAGTTATGGCAATGAATTTGGTGCTAGAGTGGAGTCTCAATTAGAAGGCTCTAAGATTGCTTTGCAAAAAGCAATGGAAGAGGGCGATGCGGGTCAAATTGCTGAAGCCCAGTCCATATTGGCTGCTGCATCGGCTGATAAGGTTGCACATGACCAATATCAAACACAGCTTGCAACGTACAACCAAGAACTAGAGCAATACAATGCTCAACAAGATATATACGCTCAACAACAACAAGCGGCCATGTTGGAACAAAGACAAAATCCAAATCAGCCAGCTTATAATCCTCCTTCACAGCGTGCTAAATCTTGGGCCAATGAGAATACTTGGTTTGGAAAAGACCAAATAATGACCAATGTAGCTATTGCTGTTCATGAACAGTTAGCACAAGAAGGATTTGACACAGAGTCAGATGACTATTACTCTGAAATTAACAAAAGGATGAAGCAAGAATTGCCAAATCGTTTTGAAAATAACGTGGAAGCCGATGGGAAACCCGTCCAGACCGTTGCTTCACCATCACGCGGTAACTCAAATGGACGCAGGAAAAATCGTAATCAGGTAGAGTTGACACCTAGCGAACAGCAATTAGCTAAACGTTTAGGAGTTTCTTTCAAGGATTATGCAGTTCACAAAGCGAGGTTAGATAACTCATGAATGATAAAATTGAAATCGAAGAAAACGTTGAAATTGACAGAACTTCTCGAAGTTCAGAAACACGCGAGACTCAAGAAGCTAGACGCCCTTGGGAACCGCCTTCTCTTTTGAAAACGCCTGAACCCCCTCCTGGTATAAAATACCGTTGGGTTCGTACTGAAATAAGAGGTCAGGAAGATCGAAAGAATGTCATGCAACGAATGCGCGAAGGATGGGAACCAGTTAAACCGGAAGAAATTCCAGAGTTTGATGTTCCAACCATTGACCACGGCAAACACGCAGGTGTAGTCGGAATTGGTGGGCTTATGCTTTGTAAAATCGATGCATCAATTGCTGAAGAACGAAATCAGTATTTTGAAGATAAAACAATGAATCAAATGAATGCAGTTGACAATAACCTCATGCGTGAAGAACATCCTGCAATGCCGATCACTAAAAGTCGGCAGTCCAGGGTTACATTTGGCGGTAATACTAAAGGGAAACCTTAAGTGTTACTTAATATTAATCTCGTGATCGGAGAAGTTTATCATGGCAAATAAAGACGCCGCATTTGGTTTGCGTCCAGTTAAGCATGTTAGCGGTTCACCGTTCAACGGAGGTCAATCTAGATATCGTATTACAACAGGAGATGCTACTAATACGACTAAAATCTACAATGGTGACATTGTGACCCAAAACACAGCTGGTATTGTTACAAGAATAGCCAGAGCTGATGGTGGTAGTGCTACAAGCGATATCATTGTTGGTGTGTTTAATGGTTGCTACTACACTGACCCTACTACCAGTAAGCCCACTTGGAGCAATTACTGGCCAGGAAACGCTGCTACGGATGCAGTCGCTTTTATTTTTGACGATCCTTATATCGTTTATGAAATACAAGCTGACGCTGCTTTCCCAGTCGCTGATCTGTGGGGTAATTTTGATATTGTAGACCAGTCGACAGTAGGAGATACCAGTAGTGGTAGATCTAATGTTGAGCTTGATGTGACAACGGGAGCTACTACAGCTACGTTGCCAATGAAAGCAATTGAGATATCTACAGACCCTCAAAACTCTGATGTTAGTACGGCAAACACTAACGTTCTTGTTCTAGTACAAAACCATTTGTATAGACAAGCTCAAGTTGGTTTAGCATAAAGGAGAATTAGACAATGGCAATTTCAAGAGCACAGCTCGTTAAAGAATTAGAGCCTGGTTTAAACGCCCTTTTCGGCATGGAGTATTCTCGTTATGAGAATGAACACGAGGAAATTTTCGAGAGCGAAAGCTCAGACCGTGCATTTGAAGAAGAAGTTCTTATTGCAGGGTTCGGAAATGCCCCAGTGAAAAGAGAGGGTGATGGAGTTGAGTTTGATACAGCCTATGAAGGCTTTACTGCTCGTTACACCCATGAAACTATTGCATTAGCATTTGCATTAACAGAAGAAGCTGTAGAGGATAACCTCTATGACCGACTCGGTGCTCGTTATACGAAAGCGCTTGCGCGTTCTATGGCTCACACCAAACAGGTTAAAGCTGCAAACGTTTTGAATAATGCTTTTAGCTCTAGTTACACAGGTGGAGATGGTTTATCACTGGTAAACAGTGCGCATACCCTAGCGGGTGGCGGAACTTTCTCAAATACTCCTAGTACCGCAGTTGACTTGAACGAAACATCACTTGAAGACGGTTTAATTACAATATCAACTCTTGTTGATGATCGTAATCTAACTCTTGCTCTTCAGGGAATGAAGCTAATTGTGCCACCGCAACTTCAATTCATAGCAGAACGTTTAATCGAAACGCCAGGTCGTGTCGGAACGTCTGATAATGATATCAATGCAATCAAGAATATGGGAATGATACCTAACGGCTATGCTGTTAACCATTTCCTAACAGATACTGATGCATGGTTTCTATTAACAGATTGTCCAGACGGCATGAAGCATTTCGTGAGATCGCCTATGAGCACAAACATGGAAGGTGATTTTGATACCGGAAATGTTAGGTTCAAGGCTAGAGAACGTTATAGCTTTGGTTGGAGTAATCCTCGTGGCATATATGGCTCGCAAGGCGCTTAAGAACCAGTAAATGGAAGTTTGTAATACACTTTCTTACTCAGTATTACAGAGAAAGGGGCTTCGGCCCCTTTTTTCTTTTTTCCTTTATCTTTTCCTCATTTAACAGTAATATAAACTCTTACCTAGGATTTTATATTTACCTATCGACTGGCCTAGCAGACAAAGCCAAAAGACGATGGGGTTATTAAGGAGACTTAATTATGGCACAATCAACTTTTGCAGGTCCTGTAAAATCACTCGCTGGTTTTATTAATGCAGGATACAAAGCAACCGTTAGTTTAACGGCAAACACAACCATCACAGTGGCAGCTCATGCTGGCAGAACGCTATTATGTAATGATGCAGACGGAGTGTTTACACTTCCCAGCATTGTTGTAACAGAACCTGCTGATAAGGGCGACCCAGGACAATTATGTAATTTAGGCGCTCAATTCACTTTTGTTGTTGTCACGGCAGCAACAGATATGGACATCGTAACAGACGGCACAGACAAATTCGTCGGTGGTGCTTATACCGGCATTGATGACAGCGCAGCAGGTAAAACTTTTATCTCTGGCGCATCTAATGATGTTATTACACAAAACGGCACAACTAAAGGCGGTTTAGCAGGAAGTATTGTAGTGGTTACTGCAATAGCCAGCGCTAAATACCATGTTGCAGCACAGCTACTTGGTTCAGGAACTTTAGTAACACCATTTGCTGACGCTTAATAGGGGGTAGATTATGGCTAATACAGTCACAGGTCCCACTAATCAGTTTGACGGAGAAAAAACACTTATTGTTTATGCTTCAGTTTTATCAGATGGAAGTGCAAGCAGTACGACCTTGGTTGATGTTTCAGCATTGAATGCTGCTCCTGACGGAACCGCTTGCTCTACTGTTACCTTAAAAAAGATTTGGTATACAGTTAGTGGCGCTCCTGATGCACCCGCTTCTTTAGATTGGGATGCAACCACAGATGTTACTTTTCTAACATTGTCTTACGACAATTCGTTTGATTTTAGTGGCTTTGGCGGTTTGTCCAATACTAAAGCATCTGGTTACTCAGGCGATGTACTTTTTGTTATTCCATCGACATCTGATGCTGGGAATGAATACACCGTTTGGTGTGAGTTCACTAAGAACTACTAATAAGGATGGCTACTTCTGGATCAAGAGATTTTCAGCCCGATGTAGCTGAATGGATCGAGGAGGCCTACGAACGATGTGGGCTTGAAATGCGTACTGCTTATGACGCAAGAACAGCCCGCCGTTCTTTAAATATTCTTTTTGCAGACTGGGCAAACAGAGGTTTGAATCAGTGGACCATTAATAATGTCAGTCAAACATTAACCCAAGGAACTGAGTCTTATAGTTTAAACAGTTATGTAGTTGATGTTTTAGATGTTGTTTTAAGAAGAACAGTAAACAGTGTGGCAACAGATTATCAAATGACTCAAGTAGGTCGTTCTGAATATTGGAACATTCCTTCTAAATCGACTCAAGCTAGACCCACACAATATTTCTTAGACAAACAAGAAACACCTAAAATATATGTATGGCCAGCACCAGAGAACAGTACAGATGTTATCAAGATGAATCAAATTTTAAGAATAGAAGACGCAGATGCATCGGCCAATGATGTCCAGGTTCCTTTTAGGTTTTACCCTTGTTTGGTTGCAGGCCTAGCTTATTATATAGCTCAAAAACGTGCGCCAGATAGAATACAAATCTTAAAAGGAATGTATGAAGAGGAGTTTGCTAGAGCATTAGCTCAAGATGAAGATAGAGGACCATTAAGGGTGAAGCCTAATATGCGTTCTTATGGGTACTGATCATGGCATATGCTTCAGGCAAATATGCATATGGAATTTGTGATCGATGCGGTTGGCGTTATCATTTATCAGAACTGACAAAAGAATGGAATGACTTAAAGACTTGTCCTGAGTGTTTTGAACCTAAAAGTCCACAACTAGAACCTCTTCCTTATACTGCGGATCCAGAGGCTCTATATGAACCGCGACCTGATATAAATTTTAGAACAGCTTCTTTAGGCGTTGTCACTACCAATACAATTTCAGAGTTTGATTCTAAAGGAGTCTATTTAGGAACTGGCGGTATGACAACAACGAACGATCCAATTGGTACTGATTTTGAGAGTGTTGAAGGCACTGGAGAAGTTGGTACTATAGTAGCTACAGGAGGCTCATAATGTCTTTTACTTATGCAACACTAAAAACAGCAATACAAGACTACATGGAAGACAGTGGAACTACTTTCACTAACAACCTAGATAACTTTATTAAAGTGACTGAAGAGGACATTTTGAAGAATGTAGAACTTAATTATTATAAGAAGAATGTAACGGGAACAGCTTCTTCTGGAAATGCTTATTTAGGAATGCCATCAGATTTTCTTTCAGCCTTTAGCCTGGCTGTTATTAGTTCTAGTGTTTATACTTATCTTTTGCTTAAACACCCTTCTTTTATTAGAGATTACACACCGAATGCATCAACAACAGGCACGCCAAAATATTATGCAGATTTTGATAACGATACCTTTATCCTAGCACCAACGCCTGATGAAGACTATAGTTTTGAATTGCATTATTTTTATAGGCCTAACTCTTTAACCGCAGGTGCTTCTGATGGAACCACCTATCTATCTATTAACGCACCCAATGTTTTATTATCGGGGTGTTTGTTACAAGCAGCATTGTTTATGAAGTTAGATCAGACAGAAGTAGGAACTTATAAGCAAAATTATGATAAAGAAATGATGCAGTTTAAAGTTTGGGCAGAAGGAAGAAACACCAAAGAAGAGATGAGATACGATAAAACTAGGTCTATTTTATAATGATTAAAGAACTAGAAGGTAAAAACATCGCTATTGTCGCTATGGGTAAAAGCCAACTCGACTACCATATGTCGCTTAGTCATAGTCAAGAATACGATGAAGTCTGGGCAATTAACTCAATGTGTGCTGTTGTAAAATCGGATAGAGTTTTTATGATGGATCCAGCTTCTCGATTTTTTGACACTGAAGATTCAGGACCACAAACAAAAGTTATGAGGAAGTTATTACCCAAACTAAAGTGTCCTATTTATTCATGTGAGTTAGATAAAAGAGCACCATCAATAGAACTTTATCCTTTAGATGATGTTGTTTCTGAATTAAATTGTGGGTATCTAAACAATACTATTGCTTATGCTATTGCTTTTGCTGCATTAAACAATGTAGGAAAAATTAATATGTTTGGAGCTGACTTTAGTTACACAACCAATGTTCATTTTGGAGAGATGGGAAGAGCTTGTTGCGAGTTCTGGTTGGCAAAGTGTATGAGCAAAGGAATTGATATTTCTATTGCGGCAACATCTTCTATGTTAGATACTAATGTTTCTGAAAAAGAAAAATTATATGGATATCACAGGTTACAAAATCCTCCTGTGGTATATTTAAAAGATGGAGACTTAAAAACAACTAAGTTTTCAGAAGTGGAAAAGGATAATAAAAAACTCGTTGGGGTTTCAGGAAGGAAAGATTATATGAAGGTTTCAAAAACAAACGGTCTTCTACCCGCAGAACCCAACCAATACTAAAGGAGTAAGAAATGCCAGGAATGACAGCAAGACGCGATAAAATGCGTGGTGATCCTAAGAAGTTTCTTCGACCTGGGGATGATGCAGTTTATTCTTCCCCTAAAAAGAAGAAAAAATCTTCTAAAAAGAAGAAATATTAGAGATGTTCCAAGCTAAAATAGATATGGCTGTAGGCGAGTTGGGTGTAAAAACAACTCATAATAGAGGCCATACGGTAGAAGAAGTAGCTGAAATGGCTACCGATAGATTAATTTCGGTTGCAGATACTGCTCCGAATGAAATAAAAGCACAGGCACATGCTTTTAAAAATGTGTGTCATCAGGTCATTGTTTATTATATGCAAGAGGCGATTAAAAACCACATGTGTACAATAGGCAATCAATTAGAATCGCAAGGTCATAAAGATCTTGCAAATATTATTAGGAGACTATAATGGCTATAACACAGGCAATGTGTACTTCTTTCAAAAGTGAGCTTCTGCAAGCGGTACATAACTTTAAAGCATCTGGAGGAAACTCTTTCAAGCTCGCTTTATATACTAGCTCTGCGACTATGAGCGCTTCTACTACAGCCTATAGCACAGGTCAAGAAGCATCGGGAACAAACTATACTGCGGGTGGAGCAGCTTTAACAAATGTCAATCCGACTACATCAGGCACTACTGCGTTTACTGATTTTGCTGATTTGACTTTTGGAACAGCTACTGTCACTGCGAGAGGTTGTATGATTTATAATGATACAGCTACTGGCGATCCATCTGTTGCCGTTTTTGATTTTGGTGGAGACAAAACCAGTACAGCAGGCAGCTTTACGATTACATTCCCAGCCGCAGACGCAAGTAACGCTGTTATTAGAATAGCGTAAGGACAGCTAATGGCTGGTTGGGGTCGATCTACTTGGGGAGCAGGTCCTTGGGGCGAACCTGCTGTTGTTAATGTCACTGTTACATTAACAGGACTAGCAGGTACTTCGGCTTTAGGCACTGAAACCGTTAGTTGTGACGCTAATGTCGCAGAGACAGGTGTAGCAGCAACAGGTTCTGTTGGCACAGTTGTTGCGACAGGGGTTGCAATTGTTACTGAGACAGGGGTCGCAGGAACAGGTGCGGTAAGTTCCCTTACGATTACTGGGGCTGCAAATGTTGCAGAAACAGGGGTTGCAGCTACTGGTGCGATAAGTTCCCTTACGATTACGGGTGTTGCTAATCTTTCGGTCACAGGACTTGCAGGAACTACTGCTTTAGGTACTGAGGCAGTTAGTGGTGACGCTAATGTTGTAGAAACAGGTCTTGCGGGAACAGGAGCAGTTGGAACTATAATTGCTGCTGGATTTGCAATACAAGGAGTTAGTGGTACAGCATCAACAGTAGGACTCGGTGATGAGACTGTAACAGGTGATGCGAATGTTTATCCAACTAATGTAGTAGGAACAACAGCATTAGGAAGTGTTGGCATTATTGGTACTAACAATATTGCCGTTACAATGGATGCAGCGACAGGTGCAGTTGGTTCACTTACAACAACTTCTCACGCAAACATTTATCCAACGGGAGTGGTGGGAACAGGACAAATAACTTCTGTGTTGGTATGGGGAGTAGTTGTTCCAGGACAAGATCCAGAATGGGACGGAGTTAATGATTCACAAAGTCCAAGTTGGGGCGCTGTAGACGATGCTCAAAGCCCTGGTTGGGAGGAAGTGGCGTAATAATGGAAAAGATAATTTATAACAGTTATACTCATATAAGATTGGAGGATCGATAATGGCAAGTACATATGTAAATGATTTAAGACTCAACGAGATGGCTACTGGTGATGGTAGTGGAACGTGGGGTACAACAACAAACACAAATTTAGAGCTAATAGCAGAAGCATGGGGTAGTGGTTCAGAAACAATCACAGGAACTTCGCACACCATTACAATGGCAGATGGTGCAGCAGATGCAGCCAGGGCCTATTCCCTTACTCTTGCAGGATCAATTACTGCGTTAAACACAGTAACCCTTGCTCCTAATACAGTTAATAAAACATGGGTAATTCAGAACTCTTCTGGATACGCGGTTTCAATATCACAAGGCACAGGCGCTAATGTCGTTATTCCGAATGGCGGAATTAAGATGGTGGTTGCTGATGGTGCAGGAGCAGGCGCAGCAGTGACCGATGTATTAGACCTAACAGGTGGTACAGGCAATGTAGGACTAGGTTCAGGTAACTTAGGCACAGCCCTAACGACAGGAACAGACAATGTAGCCATTGGTGAAGCATCCCTTGATGCAGTCACGACTGGCTCGGATAACACAGCAGTAGGCGATAATGCTGGTGGTGCTTTAACCACAGGCGGAAATAATGTGGCGATTGGCTCTGGTGCTTTATTAGTAGCAACAACGGCTGCTGACAACACCGCGATTGGAACACTAGCTTTAACCGCGAACAGTTCTGGAACAGACAATACTGCCGTGGGCTATGCAGCAGGAGATGCTGTAACAACAGGTTCGGACAATACTTTAATGGGCGATAATGCTGGTGGAGCAATAACAACGGGTGGTTCTAATGTAGCCATTGGATCAGCAGCCTTACTTGCTGCAACCACTGCGAGCAACAATGTTGCTGTAGGAACAGCAGCTTTAACAGCAAACACTTCTGGAACAGACAATGTAGCGGTGGGAGATTCAGCTTTAGACGCTAACACCACAGGCTCAGACAACACCGCTATCGGTGACAATGCACTCGGAGCGAATACAACAGCAGACAATAACACGGCTGTGGGTTCAAGCGCTTTAGTTACAAACACCACAGGCTCTAGCAACAGCGCAGTAGGCTTAAATTCTTTATTCGGCAACACTACAGGTGCTAATAATTCTGCATTAGGTAGAAGTGCTTTACAGGCTAATACTACAGGTGCATCAAATGTAGCCGTTGGCTATGGAGCACTAGACGCTAATACCACAGCAGATAACAATACAGCCGTTGGTAAAGACGCTTTATCAGCAAACACCACAGGTGCAGGAAATACGGCTGTTGGTAAAGATGCCTTAATAGCCAATACCACAGCTTCAAACAACGTAGCAGTTGGACTAGATGCTTTAACAGCCAACACCACAGCCAGTGATAACACAGCAGTTGGAACCAGTACTTTAGGAGCAAACACCACAGGTGATTCAAATGTTGGATTAGGTGCTTATGCTTTAGATGCTAATACCACAGCTAGTAATAATGTAGGAGTAGGTGTTCACGCTTTAGGACAAACAACCACAGGAGCAAGTAATACTTCGGTAGGTACTGCCTCTATGAATGATAATACCACAGGCGCTTCTAATACAGCGGTGGGCATGAACGCTCTAAACGCAAACACCACAGCGTCAAACAACACAGCAGTAGGTTATAATTCTTTAGCAGCAAACACCACAGGAACAAGGAATGTGGCAGTCGGAACAAGTGCAGGATTAGCACTAACAACAGGTTCTGATAATGTCTTTATCGGAGAAGATTGTGGTTCAGCCATGACTACAGGAGCAAACAATGTCTTTGTTGGTTCGGGTACAGGAGATGACGCTAATTGTTCTTACAATGTAATGATTGGCTTAGACGCTATGGTGGCAGCTTCAACAGGTTCATCTAATGTGGGTGTGGGAACAGGTGTTTTTGCAGCCAATACCACAGGAACATTTAATGTAGCAGTAGGACACGATGCTTTTGCAGCAAATACCACAGGCGAAGAAAATACAGTAGTGGGTAATTTAGCACTAGACGCTAATACCACAGGCTCTTCAAACACAGCCGTTGGTAGAAATGCTTTAACAGCTAACACCACAGCGAATAACAACACAGCCGTTGGAAAAGATGCTTTAGCAGCCAATACTACAGGAACAACGAATGTAGCTATGGGTTTTGAAGCAGGTGATTCAATAACAACAGGTTCTAGAAACACCATTATAGGAGCGGAGGCAGGCGCAACTATATCAACACAAAACGATTGTGTATTTGTTGGTAATTTAGCAGGTAATGCAAACGCAGCAG